AGGTGCTACAGCAAATGTAACTGCACTTGGTCCTCTTACTACAACTAATCCTGATCCACCAGCCGCTGCTTGTGCAGGTGCACATGCAGTATAACCAGGGGCTCCACCACCACCGCCACCTCCAGTGTTAGCGCTTCCAGCCACTGCTGGTAGTCGTCCAGGTGCATCATTTTTAGATCCTTTTCCGCCACCACCATCACCACCTGCTCTAGGAGCTGTAGTATGATCTGCAGATCCACCACCTCCACCACCTCTAGTTACAGGTGATCCTGTAATAGATGATGCTAAACCATCACCTCCAGTTCCAGTTCCGTCTGTTCCACCAGCTTCACCAGCTCCACCACCACCTCCAGATTGTCCTTCTGGTGTGCCTGTTGCAACACCTCCAGGAAAACCTTGACCTGATGTTCCTGCACCAACAGTGCCAGGAGAGGTAGCACATCTACCACTACCACCACCAGAACCTCCAGCTCTACCATTACCACCACCTGCACTTGGTGCTCCACCTCCACCACCAGTTGATGTTATTGTTGAAAGTGTTGAATCATTACCATCGCTACCACCTGAATTTGCACAACGAGGGGATCCAGCACCACCAGCACCAACTGTAATTGTATGAGCACCACTTGGTAAAAAAATTTGATCTTCTGTGCTTGCACTTGGTCCACCTGGAGTTTCACTTCCAAAAGAATTTCTATATCCTCCTGCTCCACCTCCACCATAGCCTCCACCGCCGCCACCTGCGATTACTAAGAAACTTACATCAAAACCAAACTCTGGCCATGTGCCTGCTTTTTTTTCTTCTAGTTGTTCGTTCATTGACCAAACACCTGAAGCTTTATTTAATTCTTTAACTATTACGATTCCTGATCCACCGTTAGATCCGGAGTTTGGATTTCCACCACCATCTCCACCATTTCCTGTATTTGCTGAACCAGCAGAACCTGGGCTGCAATCAGCCATACCTTTTCCACCAGCAGCGTAAGTTGTACAATTAATTGGAGATGCTAAACCTGAACCACCTGATACGCAACCTGATTTTGGTGATCCAACACAAGATGAATTAGTTCCAGCTCCACCTGCGCCACCTCCTCCTGCACCTGTTCCACCGATACCTTTTGGTGCAGCTAAAGATCCACCGTCATTTCCTTGACATGCAGTTCCAGAGCCACCAGCTCTAGGTGAACAACTTGTATAACCTCTAGCACCACCACCTGATCCCCCTGGTAAACCATCAGAACCACAAGAATATCCAGCGCCACCGCCACCTCCTGTGGCTGTCGTAGATCCAAATACGGAATTACTTCCTGATGTGCCATTTCTTGGTGCGGAATCATCACCTCCAGCTCCACCACCGCCTACTGTAACTGTATATTGTGTACTACCGCAAACATTATTTTCAGTTCTTACAAAACCTCCAGCACCACCTCCACCACCAACATTATAGCCACCGCCACCGCCGCCTGCAATAACATTTACTTCAACAATTCTAGTGCTTGCTGATGTGCAAAGATTACCGGAAGAAGTCTTGGATGTGATTTTATTTTTTCCGAAAGACGTTTTGTTATTAGGTCCTATTATTCCGCCATTTGCCATAGCCTATAAAACCTCCTACGCGTCGTCTATCGATTCATATGATACGAATAAATCTAAATCTGAAGCTGCGCCTGCTCCTCCTTTAAGAACATCACCTTCCATTAAATATATTGGTGTGTCTAATAAAACTAGAGTTGCGTCAGCTGGTACTGAAACTGTTTTTGCTAAATGAAAAGTTCCAGATGTATCGAAGTTTGAAATACCATCTGGTGTAAAGTTTGCTTTTACGACAGAAATTGTTACATCAGCTGCATTTGTTCCATCAACGTTTGCAACTGTAATTCTATTTACTTTTACAATTTTATCTGAAGCGACGGTCATTAAAGTTGTGGTCGTAGTAGCTGATAGGTTAAATCCAACCGATTCACCTTTAATACCTGTTACTGATACTATATTTGGGTTTGCCATAATTTACTCCTTTTATCCGAAAACGATTGCCATTGCAATAGCTTTTCCTGTTGTTGCTGGTGAAGAATCAAACGTTAATTGACCAACTCCAGTGGCTCCTGAGCCAGAAACGCTATCTACCTTTAAAAATGTGCCTGCTGTTATATTTCCTGTTGGAAATTTAATTTGATAGGACTGTCCTGCACTATGAGGTGGACTAGTAAGTTTAATCCCATGGCTGTTAGATTCACAATTTAGCTGCAGCGTGCCTGGATTATCATTACCACCAGCCTCAACAACACCTGTTCCATTTGGATATAGTTTTACGTTTCTGTTAGAAACCGTAACAATATTATTGTCATTAGTATCTAAATTACCACCTAGTTGTGGTGATGTATCTTCAACTATATTTGAAATACCTAAAGCTATTGTATCTATGTCAGGATTAGTACCATCGTTCGCAGTTGCAAATACTATGGCATCACCTTTGTCTGTTGCTGAAAAAGTAAATGAATCTCCTGAACCAGATGCATATTTAAATTGAACTGTGTAAGCACCTGATGTTGAATTTCTTAAAAAATAAAAAGTTTGAACATCAATTGGAATTGTTACAATCTGATTACCTGTAATAGTTCCTGTGAACTCGATCATTCTGTGAGATAATTCTGCACCAGTTGATCCGTCAGATACTGCTAAAGCAGTTGTTTGAGCGCCACCTGCTATAGATTTAGCAATATAGCCACCAGAAATTTGCTCTATGATTTGTAAATTTGTATTAGTTTTTGTACCCCAAGTTCCAGCGTTTTCACCGGTTGCTTGAAGTTCTACACCTAATGGTGTGTATGTTGATGCCATAATTTATCTCCTATGCAGCGTCACTATAACTTGTATTTGATCCAGTTGCAACATCCGAATAAGTATCGTTCGAACCTGTTGAAACGTCACTATAAGATGTATTTGAACCAGTGTCAACATCGCCGTAAGCAAATATATTAACTGATCCAATGTTAAATGTAGCAGATTGACCAGTTAATCCAACCTGCATATCAACTACAGAAACAGAGCCAATACTAGCACTAAATGATTGACCTGTTAGTCCTAACCCTTCTTCTATGGTTAAAGATCCCACAGAGGATGTAGCTGATTGACCAGTTGGTTGAGCAACAGCTCCCCCTAATCCAACAATAGATCCTTGCTGAGATTCAATTTCTTGACCTGATACCAATACAGTATCATTTGGTATTGTAACAGTTCCTAAACTAGATGTTATTGATTGACCTGTTAATTGTGCCTCTTGTGAAGAAACACCTGACGCTGTTCCTTGAGCCGAAGTTATAGACAAACCAGATGGTAAAACTGTTTCGTTTGGTGCTTTTGCTGTTCCTAAACTAGCGGTAAATGATACACCCGTTAAACCAAGGGTCATATCATTTGGTGTTATTGTGCCAAGGGATGCTGTTATTGCAGTTGATGTTAAACCTTGGTGAACATCATCCACACTTAATGATCCTACGGATCCTGAAAAAGATACACCCTCTATGTTTACAGGAACAAAAGCTTCTCCCTGTGAAGATGTGATTTCAAAACTTGCAGGTGTAATTATTTGATCTGGTACGTCAACAGAACCAATATTAGATGTAATAGATAAACCTGTGGGAAAAACTGTTGCATCTTTTAATTCACCCCACTCACCATCATTCCAGGCTTGTGCACCCCAACCAGTTTTTAAAGTTGTAGCTTCGTTCCAATTAGCCTGATCCCAGGTTAATCGGCCCCATCCTGAAGATACCGACATGGTCGGCCTCCTATGCTAATCTGATGATTGCGTTACTTGCGTCTGCTGTTGGAAACTCTATTTTAAATGTTCCATTACTAGCTGTCTTGTCACCACCAAATGCAATTACACAAACAGCATCAGTTGTGCCTGAACCACCATCTGTTGTTGTGTTGTATATTAATGCACCATTTGCAGTGAAAGAAGCAGATGTATAAGTTACATCTGAAAAGTCTGTGAAAGCTGTTGTTGAAGATAAAGATACACCAGAATTTGTAAGAGTTGCTCCACCTGCAGAATATGCAGATCCAGATGTATTTGATATTTCATTTGATGTTGAATAATCTGTAGTAGCTGCACCTAAAGATGCAGAACTAGTAAATAATGCAATCTTAAAAGTGTGTCCACCAGAAGATTCAAAACTGTGTTTACCTTGTAAAAGCTCTTGTTTAAAGCTTGAACATATTGCTGATGTTATTGCCATAATTAATCTCCTGTTATGGTGACGGAGAAGGAACTGGAATACGGACTGTGCCGTCTGTGTAGTCGTCCCTTTTACGTCTACCGAGTTGCTCTGCAGCAAACTTCTGTACTTCTTGTTTATACTTTTGTTCGTATAATGTCAACATATCCATTGGGCCTTTTAAAAACCCAAATGCTTCTACTAAACAGGCGTATAATAACCCATTTGGAAAGTTTAAACTAATATAATTAGTATCATCATTTTCCAAAAGATCTGGTGCTTTATCAAAATGAACTCTAAATCTATATGTAGTATTTGGAACTGGAGCAAAAGCTATACGTCCAGATGTAGTGTCTGACTCTCCTGTAGCACCACCAAACATAGCATAGTATTTAGGTTGACCTTGAGCAGCGGAGGTTCCGGTTACATCCTGATACTCTTGTAAATATGTATAATCTTTTTTTTCTAACCATCTATTAGCCCCTGTGGTTTCAGATCCTGCTGTATCATAAACTTGTATTCCTCTAATAAACACAGCTCCTGCAGGACAGTTTATAGATTCTTGTCCAGCAACTAAATTACCTAATTGTTGTTTTCT